TAAGTCATCAAGAAAGCTAAAGGCTGCAGATGATTCTGGTGTTGATGATGACATTACCTTTTTCAGTAATTTCTTTGATCTTTCTGTACTTGCTGACCATGTTAATCACCTTAAAAATGGTTTGTTATCAGAGACTGATATTTCAATGACGCTTACTTTGCTTGAGGCAATGCATTCCTTGGCAGTTTCAGAAGTGCGTGGTGTCAGAGGCGCAAGAGCAATTTTTATAAATCCTGAAACCAACACAGTGGGTGTAGGCACTACGGTTGTTTACAATAAAAATTGGGCAACATTGAATTTTGAAGATGATAATATCTTACAATTGATTCATGATACATTTTTGAATTTTGGTCTTATTGACACATCATCTAATGTTAAAACATTAGTAGAAGATGATGACGATGAAGATGCAGATGAAAATTCTTCATGGTTCAGCTAAAATAGCTTAATTTTAAGTAATTTCAAAAACCCGGCCATATTGCGCCGGGTTTTTTTATTTTAAGTGTCCGAGGAAATAAATAGTACACTGAGGATAATTAAAAATGAAAAAGGTGTTATTTATTGTAAAATGTAGAGGTATGGCGTATGAGCAGACTGAAAATACTGTTCTAGTGCCTCATGATAAGACAAAAAGCTACTGTCTATCGTCAGGATTATTTAATTCTGCAAAATTCATGGCTGATATGTTAGCTGAGCAATGTATTGAATCTAAACTGGTTCAGGTTATTGATAATAATGATATTGACAGAGAAGTTACAAAATTCCGACCAACTCATGTTATCATTGAAGCATTATGGGTTGTGCCAGAGAAGTTTGAAGTTTTGAAAAGATTACATCCTGATGTTAAATGGATCATTCGCTTACATTCTGAAACACCATTTATTTCTGGTGAAGGTAATGCAATGGATTGGATTTTCAGATACTTGAAATATTCCAAAGTCTATATTGCTCCTAATACAGAAAGAATGTATAATGATTTAAAGAATTTAACAGAAACAAAATATAATAGTTGGATTGCTAAGAAGAGAATAATTTATCTTCCAAATTTTTATAAGAGCGATTTCAAGTACGGTTACAATCCCAAGAACACTTTAGACATTGGTTGTTTCGGAAGCTTACGTCCACTTAAGAATCAATTGATACAGGCAATGGCTGCAGTTGAATATGCAAAACAGACTAAACAGCGTTTAAAATATCATATTAATTCTGGTCGAATCGAGCATGGCAATAATGTACTAAAGAATATTAGAGCATTATTTGAACATTTGGACTCTACTCGTTTTGAATTGGTTGAGCATGATTGGCTGTCACATACTAAATTCTTACAATTAGTTAGAAGAATGGATATATGTTTACAGGTTTCGTTTTCAGAAACACATAATATTGTTACTTGTGATGCTGTATCTCAGGGCGTACCAGTTGTAGTGTCAGATGAAATTTTTTGGGTTTCTTCACTATTTCATGCTAATACTAATTCTATAACTAGCATTGTTTGTAAAATTAAATTGGCAATGTTTTTAGGTAAGTTTGGTGCATATTTAAATGCTTTGGGTATAAAAAAATATAATAAAAAGAGTATAAAACTTTGGAAAAAAATGTTAAAGATGACATAAAAATATATAATGTTACAGATATTTTACCAGAAATACCATGTGTTTATTTATTACAAAATAAAATCAATAATAAAATTTATATAGGCAAGGCTAATTCTCTTAAGAATAGAATGAAACAGCATCTAAATCATGCTAGATGTAAAACTAATTTTAACACACCGATTAAAAATTCTATTATAAAATATGGTTGGGATAACTTTTCAGTTACTATATTAAAAGAAGTTCCTATTGATATGTTAATTGATTGGGAAACTTTTTATATAGAAAAATTTAATGCAACTAATAAAGATATTGGTTATAATATACTTAAACAAGGGTTTGATCGCACTGGTATACTACATAATGATATAACTAAAGAAAAAATATCTAATAGTTGTAAAATACATGCTTCTCGTGGTAAAGATCATTATACTAATAAAATAGGATCATCAAATATAACTAAAGCTCATGAACGTAATAGAGGAAAAACACGTCCAGATTGGGTAAGGGAAAAAATATCAATAGGTAACAAAGGTAAAGATATGTCTCAATTAAAGAAACCAGTAAAGCAATTATGTAAAGAAACTGGTGAATTAATTAAAATTTGGGATTCTATTATTGATGCTATTAGAGGATTAGGACTTAAAGAAACTTCTCGTGGTATAGGTATGGTTTGTAATAAATCACCAAATATGATAGGAAACATACAAACGAGTGCATATGGTTATAAATGGGAGTTTGTGTAACTTAAACTTAATCAGGCTTGACAAAACTAACTCCACGGTCTATCATAACCGTGGAGTTTTTTATTGGGAGTTTGTAATGAAAAAGATCGTATTAATTGGTGGTGGTACCGTTTCTTATGTGAGAAACCATTTGGCACTGTGTGCCCCTGCATATGGCAGTACTGTAAGGTTCTTAGAACAAGACTTTGAAGATGCGTTAAGGTTATCAACAGACCCTATACTATCTTTAGCCGAGGATTACATTCCTAATGATCGTAATGATTATAGGTTTTATGTAGAAAAGTATCTGACAAAAATGGCAGGTGGGGGTCGATATAATACATATGGTATTGATATGCCACTAGAAACGAATGATGATGTTTCTAAACTTGTAGATTTTTTGATAGCTGATCCCGAGGTAAAGGTAATCATATTTAATCCTGCATTAGTTGACTTTGACGGTCAAGTTGGTATCCAGAGTTCTGGAAAATATACTCAAAGACTTAAGACTATTGAAGGCCCACAAACTATGGGTTTAATACCTACTGATAAAATTATTGGAAAAATTCGTAAAGAACGCAAAGACATTTTTGTTGTAGGATTTAAAACTACTACTAATGCATCTGAAGATGAACAATATAAAGCTGGTCTTGAATTACTCAAAAAGAATTCATTAAATCTGGTGTTAGCAAATGATTCTATAACCAGAAATAATATGATAATTGTTCCAGAAGAAGCACGCTACAGTAACACAACTGTTCGTCGTGATGCATTGGAAGAGTTAGTAGATATAACGTTATCCAGAATGACCAACACTTTCACCCGTTCAACCGTTGTTGATGGACCATTGGTAGATTGGAATTCCGATGAGTAATTATCTTAAAATACATGACTTCCTTTACAGTCCAGAGCATATCGAGAAAATCGATTGTAGAGACATTGAAAAGATGATAGTTTACGTTTACATTGTTACGGGGAACATTATAACAGTGGAAGGATTAGATGCAATAAACATTGTCATGGATGCAAATCCTGCTATGATCGAAGGTAAACGCTTCAAATTTAAAAAGGGTATGTGGATCATACACAACATGATCGCTCACCCTGTCATGCAAATACTGGCGTTACTACGCTGTTATAAGATTGCAATGTGGGTCCATGATGTTACAATACCTAAACCAATCGATAGGAAGAAATAATGAATAAAAGAAAACTTAAAGAATTAAAATGTGATCAGAAATATATTGTGGCGTTGTTTGATATAGATGGTGGTTATGTTGAAATGGAAGCTTTTTCTAATCTAAAAGATAGAAAAGCATGGATACGTGATGCTGCTCAAGATATGTATGGTGCTGTAGCACTATCTTATACATTAGATAGTGCGAAAATTCTTGACAAAGATGGCAAGGAAGTGTAATCTGAACACATCTTAATAAAGAGGATAATTTATATGTTTTTCTTAAAACTGTTTCAAATATTAGTTATTGTTCTGTTAGCTTGGTTGCTTATCAGTCAGGTCTTAATTCCTGCATTTAAGGGTCAAAGATTATTTCCGTTCTTCAATAAACGTAGAGCGAAAGTATTGGATGAAGTAATTGATACTAGAGACGAACTTGAAATACAAGGGATTGAAAAATCTCTTGAAGCGTTAAAAACTACTAAAACTACTAAGGAGTAATGTTATGCGTATTGGTGTAATGATTGGCGGCGTTGTCGCAGTTGTAGCTATTTTATACACACTTGTGTTTGGTGTGACTCATCAGGATGCTCAGGAAATCCTTATCGGACAATCTCCTAGCGGAACGATGACTGTTTATGACACACCCGGATGGCATGTTATGCCAATGAGTAAAACCACGTTTTACCCAAGACGTGCATCGTATGAATTCAAGGTTAATACTCGATTCAACGATGGTGGTACTGCATTTGCAGTTGGCAGCATCCAGTTTGAAATTCCAACTGATCCTAAGTTGATTGTTGATCTTCATTCTAAGTTCGGTTCCGCTGAATCATTAGAAAATCAATTGATCGCTAAGGTTGTTGATAAGGCTATTTTCATGAGTGGACCACTTATGTCTTCACGTGAATCATACGCTGAAAAGAAAGGTATGTTAGTTAACACAATCGAAGATCAGATTACTCACGGTGTCTATCAGACTCGCCAACATGATGTTAAGGTCGCAGATGCTATTACAGGTGCAGATAAGACTG